GGATCGGGCTGTGGCATTCGCTACTCCGACTTAAGGGGTGTATCCTCCGGGGACGCGGACCACGGGGTTGATGTTGGTTGTGCCGAGGAGGTCCTCGTTGTTCGCCGCGTTGGCGTCGAACGTGTTGGGGACGTCTGCAGTCAGGGCGTTCGCCTTTGCGACGACTCGAGTCTGCTCGTCGCGTGCGGCATTGCCGTCGCGAGTCGTCTGATCGGTCGCGCCTTTTGCGATGTTCGCCCAGATGGCCGGAAGGTCTTCGCCCGTTGCGTATTGAGTGCTCATGCAGCCCTCACACCGTGCTGGGGGTCGACGTTAACGTTGGCCCAGACCTCGGGGTCCTTGACTTGGATTGATGCGATGTCCTGCGCGAGCCACGCCGGGTCGTTGGCGTTCATGAACGCTACTTGAGCGGCCCAGAGGCTTTGGGGTGCTGAGGTGCGAGCAGTCAGGTCGAATGCCGTCTGAGCCGCAGCATCAACAGCGTCCTGCGCCCAGATGCTTGGATACTCTTGGCTGGCCATGCTTACTCCACCTCAGTGTCGTCGGCTGCCTCTTCGTCGGCTGCTGGTGCTTCGTCCTCAGGGGCCGCTGTGTCGGCCTCAGGGGCCTCCTCTTCGGCCTCAGGGGCCACGACCTCGTCGGACACCTCATCCTCGGACACGCCCGCGTAGGTGCGCGACGTGCCGAAGACGCCGGGGGCGACGTTCGTGATGTTGGTGAACATGAGCGGGCTATTGCCCAACTCAGTCGTGATGGGGGTTCCAACGAGGTCAGTGGTTGCCATGTGTTACTCCTTGGGGATGTTTACGAACTGCCAAGTGATCTTGGCCTTGCCGGTTGAGTTGTCGAGGTCACCTTCAACCGGGATGCAGTACCGGGCAAGGTGCTTGTGCTTCGCACATAGCGGGGCCGTGGTGTCGGACTCGCTCCTGCGGATGGGCACGCCCGTGCCGCATAGCGCACCCGCACGCGTGCCGGGGCCGATGCAGGAATGGGCTACGAGGTCGTCCGTGGTCGGGTCCACGATGATGGCTGCCAGCGCATCCTTGGAGTGCTGGGCCTGATCGCGCCGGGACTGGGCTTGGCGCTGTGCGTGGGGGCCACTGATGAGCGCATCGATGGCCTCCAAGATCTCGTCCGGAGCCGCGTAGACCGAGAAGGTCCCGTTGCTCAGGTTCCGCTGGAACGAGGCGTCCGACAGGAAGGAGATCGGCACGCTCTGCACGTCGAGTCCATCAGGGTCGCCCGCTCCTGCCCAGTTGACCTGCTCCCCGCTCTTGGGGTTGCTGAACACCGTAGGGCCGCCGAGGGTGTTCTGAATCAGAACCGGCTGCGCTATGGTGATCTTGTCTTCGATTATTGTTGCCATGTGTCCTTCTCTCCTGCTTGGTCTCTCCCATTGTAGCGGAAACACTCCACCCCACTTGACGCGGAGTGGAGCACTTCATGCTCCCCGGAGGTGGTGGGTGGGGAGAGGAGCACCCACCACCCCGGAGACTTGTTGCTTAGATCACACCGCCGTTGGTGAGCGAGGTGATCAGTGCGTTCAGCGCCGTGTAGAGCGATGCGACGTCAACCTGCACATCGTTCAACTGGGTGACGATTGCTGCGGCCTGAGCCGAGGTCGTGTAGCCGTAGGGCGACGTCTGCGTCGGTGCAGTCGTGGCGACTGCCGTGCCCGAGGTCTTAGCCGAAGGGGCCGATACCGCGACACCGACTGCGGACGACACGCCGTAAGGCCCACCGTCGAGCAGAAGCGGACGCGAGTTGCCGTCTGTGGCGAGCACGTTCTTGGTGAAGACGTCGGAGGCCAACTTTGAGAACTGCTCGTCGGTCAGGACCACGGCTACTGCCGTAGTCGAGGCCGATGCGTTGTCATAGACCAGCCCGTTGGGTAGGCCGACTTTCGTCTGCCATGCGTTGAGGATTACCTTGTGAGGCATTGAATGCTCCTTGTTTCTCGAGTGGTTCCGGACTAGGCCTTGGTGATCGAGGCGATGCCGCGAGGGTTCAGGATGGCCATGGAGACCATCTCATCGAAGACCCAGCCCTTCCAGAAGGCCTCGACTTGGTGGTTCTCTTCAACGTCAAGGCTGTAGAGGACCGGGAAGACGCCGAGGAAGTCCGGGTTCGGGAGCAGGAACATCTCGCCCTGAGGCTGGATGATCGAGCGCTGGATCTGGAACTCACCGTAGGTGTTGATCTGCTCACCAGCGACGACCTTGTCCTTGAGCGCCCAACCAGTCTGGTTGATGTCCCAGCGGAAGAAGTCGCGGTAGTCGGCGGAGTTCACGAGGATGCGTCCGGAGACGAGTTCGTGGAGGTCCGTCTGGGCGACGGCGGTGTAGAACGATGCCGGGGTGAAGTAACCCGAGGTCTCGTTGATCGCGTGGTTCGGGGAGATCACGTGGTCCGGGCGAGTCGCGTAGTCGTTCAGCGCGGCCTGCAGGAGGACGATGAGGCGCGAGTCCTCCATCTTCATGATGGCCTGCTTGGTCTCGTCCTGCGCCTGCTCAACTACGTTGATGCGGAGGTAGACGAGGTCTTCCTTGCGGACTGCGGGGCGGGAGGCGATCCTCCAGAAGAACACCGGCGCACGCTTGCCTTCGAACGGAGTCACGCGGACTTCGCCCTCTGCAGCGTTCAGGATGTACGCCTGTCCGAGGTCGTCCCAGATGTCGTACTCGACCGGGGTTCCCGGGGTGACCGGGTCCTCGATGATGACGTTACGGGTGATGCCCTGATAGCGCAACTTGAGTTGGATCGGGCCGATCATTCCAACGCCGAGGCGCTTGATGCCGTTCTGCTCATCCTGAAGGATGAGGGCCATCTTGCGGACCTTGTCGGTGTGGGACTGGACGGCACCGGAGTTTCCACGCTTGGCCAGAATGGCTGCGACGTAGTCGTCGCTCTTGCGTGCAACCTTGGGGCGTAGCCCGCTTGCAAGTGCTAGGTTCGACATGTTGTTCTGTTCCTTTGCTCTGTCGGGGGCGTACTAGACGGTACGGGTCGTGAGGCCCGAGATGATGATGCTCGTCGGGGACTCGATCTGCACCAAGCGGGCTACCGGCTTCGTGCTCTTGGTCGAGCAGTCAGAGGCAACGAGTTGGCCTTGGTTCGAGCCAGACACCGAGGCGTAGACGAGGGTGTCCGCGCCCGAGGACTGTGCCCAGCCTGCGGAGCCGGAGCCACCCGTGACGTCGAACGCCGGGGCGAGGACTTCGAACTCTGCGTCAGGCGAGAGCACCCACACGCCGAGGGCGTTGATGCCAGCGTCGAGGAGTTCATCGATTCCGTTACCGCCGATGAAGTTGGCGAAGAAGCCGGAGGCGACGTCGTTGGTCGTTGCGCCTCCGGAGCCGATCAGCGTGTGGTTGTTACCCGTGGTGCGGGTTGCGACCATGCCGGGGAAGATGGCGACCGAGCGGTTCCATGCGGTGTCGAGGAAGGCGCCCTGAGGAGTTGCCTGCGAGAATGCGTAAAGCGGACGGAACGTACGCTTGACGTATGCAAGTGCTAGGGTGGTGCGAAACATTCAGATACTCCTTTGGAGTTCGGTTCTCACATCCTTGGTGCTGTCCTACGGGTTAGGACAGTGCCAAGAACATCTTTTTCTTACTCGGCTGCGGATGGTCCGAAGTCGAAGGTCAGTTCGTCGTCCTCAATGGAGGCGAACACTGGGGCCAGTCCCTGACTTGGGGTCGAGGACATCGAAGGCACGGAGCGGCTCGCGGTGCGAGGGGCCTGAGGCACGAGGCTGCGGCGCTGGCCACGTACCGGCTGGCGCTCGACCTGCTGGAGAGCGCTGAGTGTCTCGATCTGGGTCTGGATGTACTCATCCGAGAGGCTGCGGTCCTTGGCGATCTTCTGGCCGAGGCTCAGGTCGTCGCCCTTCACCAGACCTGCTGCGATCTGGAGGCGAGCCAGCCTGATTGCGGCGAAGGTGCGGCCATCCGAAGGCTGAGGAGCGGGACGTGGCGCACGACTTGCAGCCTGACGACCACGTGC